TGCTTCATGGGCGTTAGACCACCTTTACCTTAACTTAATTATAACTCACAATGAGTTTTTTTTCAAATAATAAAGGAGAACAAATGAAATATCGTAAAAAACCTGTAGTAATTGAGGCAGTTCAGTTCGTAGATACTGAAGAATCAATTTTAAAATTGTCAGAATTAGGATTAGATCCAGTCCGGATTGATTATGCTGACCTAAATAATCCAATTTTAAAAATAGAAACACTTGAAGGATTGATGATTGCAACCGAAGGTGATTATATCATCAAAGGCGTGCAGGGTGAGTTTTATCCATGCAAGCCTGATATTTTTGCAGAAACATACGAAAAAACGGAGGAATAAAAAATGTTAGAAAAAGCAAAACAATTGGCATCACAAGAATTTTCGCGCCTATCAGGTCGTGAAATCAAAGCAGAAGACTGCTTTGTAGTTTGGTTTAGCAAGACCCTGCAAAACTGGAAAGCTCTTGTTAGTACGAACAAAATTACATCAAGCGAACCTTGTGGAGATTATGCAGAAATCACGCATAACGGAGACAAGAAAGAGACTTATGTGGATGTTTACGCCAAGGTTTCAAATCGTGCCATTAAAGATTAGGAGGTGATCCAATATCTTGACTGGCAGGAATAGACTGCTATAAATTGCTATAAACTACTATAAACCGTGTCGAAATCGAGGCGGTTTTCTTATACTCTAACCGTATGGAATCCCGTACGGTTTTTTGCTTGACTTTATCCGCAGTCGGTAAAGAACGGAAGATATTACCTAAATTTAGGAGGATAAAAGAATGGCAGACGACATTCAAACACAAGCTGACCAGCCAGTAAATGCTGGAGAAAATACTGAGCCACAAACTCAAGAGCAACCTATCAAGACATTCACTCAGGATGAGGTGACTGGACTTGTCGCTAAAGAAGCCAAGAAAGCACAAGAGAAAATCTTCAAAAGCCTAGGATTCGAAGATGTTAAAAGTGCTAAAGAAGGACTTCAACAGCTCAAAGAGTGGAAAGACTCGCAAAAGAGCGAGGCTGAGAAACAGTCAGAAGCACTTGCTACTAAAGAGAAAGAACTGGAACAGGCTTTATCAGAGAATAAAAATCTGGAAGCTAAGTTGTCAGCTCTGACTTTGGGAGTCAATGCCGAGTCTGTGGATGACGTCATCACTCTGTCTGCTCGCTTGGTATCCGATGAAGTATCTATCGAAGATGCTATCGGTCAAGTATTGCAAAAATATCCCCAGTTTGGTCGCACAGAGCAACCAGAGGAGAAAAAGCCGACATTTTCAGCTGGTGGCAATCCAACGGCTGGAACGAACCAAGAAGACGCCTTTCTAAAGGCTCTAGGATTAAATAATTAACAGGAGATCTATAATGACAATTAACTATATCACTAAACACGAAGGTACTTTTGAAAAGAAATTGATGCAAGGCGCACTTACAAGCATCTTGGAGACACCACAAGTAAACTGGCTGGGCGCTAAGTCGTTCGAATTACCTACAATTTCAGTTACTGGTTACAAAGCGCACACTCGATCTAAAGGTTACAATTCTGGTACAGTTTCAAACGACAAGAAAGTTTATACGCTCGGATTTGACCGTGACGTCGAGTTCTTCGTAGACGCTGCAGACGTAGACGAAACGAACCAAGAACTTTCAGCTGCAAACGTATCTAATACATTCATCACCGAACACGCTACTCCAGAAGTGGACGCTTACCGCTTCTCTAAAATTGCTACAGAAGCTATCACAAACAGCCACTTCAAGTCTGAAGATGATTTATCAGAAGTGAATGTCTACACTAAATTGAAGGCTGCGCTTTTGCCAGTTCGCAAATATGGAGCTCAAAACATCGTTATGTATGTTTCTAGCGAAGTGATGGACTTCTTGGAACGCTCTAAAGAGTTCACACGCTCAATCGCTACTACATCACCTCAAGGGATTGATACTCGTGTCACTTCGCTTGACGGAGTTCAGCTTATCGAAGTTTGGGACGATGCACGCTTCAAGACTAAGTTTGACTTCACTGAAGGCTTTGTTAAGGCTTCAGATGGTAAAAACATTAACTTCTTGATCGTTGCTAAGCCAGCAGTAATTGCCAAGGCTAAATTCAACTCAATCTATCTGTTCGCTCCTGGTCAACACACTGAAGGTGACGGATACTTGTATCAAAACCGTTTGTATCATGACCTTTTCGTCTTGCAATCAAAACAAGACGGGGTCTATGTTTCTCACAAATCTGCTTAATGAGGAGGTAGAAAATGCGTAAGTACGAAAAAGGGAATCAAGTATACACCGTGCAAGAAGGCAGCTTGCTTGAAGCTCAGCTATTAGCTGATGGATTTGAAGAAGTGATTGAAGATGGCCAAATCTCAGAGATTTTGGCTACTCATTCGCTTACGGAAATGACTTTAGCAGAGCTGAAAGCTCTTGCGAAAGAGCGAGGGTTTGAGGGCTATTCAAACAAGACCAAAGACGAGCTTTTGGAGGTGCTAAATGGCCAAGTTTAAAGCAAAATTGAACGTATATCTTGCTAAGTCTGACCGTCATTTTGACAAAGGGCAAGAATACGATCTAGAGCAAGACGAAGCTAATCGAATTAATAGCCTGTTTAATGGGGTTGTTGGTGAAGATTGCCTTGAACTCGTTGAAGAGCCTAAGCAAGATCTAGTTGAGGTGGGGGCATCCACCTTTTAAGGGGGTGATTAGATGACTTACTTAACGAAAGAGGAGTTCGATAAGCTCGGATTTGAGGTCGAGGGCGACTTTGACAAGCTTTTAAAGCGTGCTGAACTCGCTATCGATGTTTATATCAGGGATTTCTATTCTCTAAATAGCTTTGATAACGACAATACAGCTCGCAAGAAGGCAGTTAAACGTGCTACAGCTTATCAAGTAGCTTATTTAGATAGTTCTGGCATCATGACGGCAGAGGACAAGCAGTCTATTGCCAGCATGTCAGTTGGGCGGACATCTATAAGCTATCGCTCAGGCTCTCAGAATGGTTCAAATTCGCTTTCTTTAGCAGAGAGGTATAATTTATCAAGAGATGCTGAAAACTGGCTGAGAATGGCTGGATTTGGCTCAGCGAGGGTTGATTATGATAGATAAACGAATGCTAACTGATTCAGTGATTATCAAGAAGCCCGTTGGTGAGGACGATTGGGGGAAAGAGGCTTACTCTGACCCTCTTTTGTTATCCCCTTGCAAATTCGATAGATCCTTTTCTCATTCTGGAACAGGCAATCATCGTAGCGAGTCCAATTCCTCAACTGTGATTGTCTATCACAAATACTGCCCTGTGAAACTCGACAAGAGTTTCGTTGGTGGGGTTGTAGAAGAGGACGGCGTCAGCTACGTTGTTAAAAACATCATTCCACAATATCATCCTCTGACCAAGAAGCTACTAGCATATGAAATCGAGGTGATTTGATGGGTGGTGTTAATGTTAAGATTGACCTTTCAGGGATCGAGAAAAAAGTATCTCCAGAGAATTTCGCTAAAGGGAAGTTAGCTATTGCTAACCAGATGCTGATGGACATGGAGCGATTCGTCCCAAAAAGAAAGGGGGAATTGAGGTCTAGCGGACATGTTCGACAAGATTCGGTTGTCTATGCGACGCCTTACGCTAGATTGCTCTATTATGGCAAGAAGCGAAAAGGGTTCTTTTCTGAAAAACAAAGAAGGTTTTTCTTTGCTAACAAGGAGAAGTTGCTGAGTCAACGGCCAACGCCTGGAACTGGTCCAAGATGGGATAAAAAAGCCGCTGCCTTACACTCTAAGAAGTGGGGAGATGTCGGATTGAAAGCGATGGGATTGAAATGAACCAAAATAATGACTTTGCAGAGGTCTTACTTGAGCACATCAAGGGCATCCAAGAAAAAATCCCGTCTAAACTTGGTTATTTAGCCGAGAAAGAGAGATTGGTCGTCTTTCCTCTCCCTGGCGGAGAAGTGGTAGACGAGGACATGGCCGGCACTCAAACGGTCAGCTTGCCCTTTGAAATTGCTATCAAGTCACGAGATCAGGAATTAAACAACAATACATTGTGGCAGATTAACGCTGCCCTATCAAAAATGGACCTAGAATTGCCAAGTAAGAATGGTTCTTACGAGTTTTTAGGTCTGAAAGTTGACAAGCCTTACTTGAATGATTTAGACGAGCAAGGCTTTTACATTTACTTGCTGGACGTAACTGCCAGCCTTGAAATCGAAAGGAATGAATAATGGTTAAAAATAAAAACGTAAAACGTAAACACTACATCGGTCCTTACAAAGAAGCGACTCCGGACACTCCGCCAACTGCGACAGAGTACCTTTGGATTGCTAAAGGGATTAAGAAATCATCGCCAGAAAATAACGAGAAGACAGATGATTTCACTGACTTCTCTGGCGACGGGACGCCTGAAGAACAAGTAATCACTAAAACACGAGGGCGCTCATTCGAGGGCGTTCGTGATACAGATGACAAAGCGCAGAATTTTGTGGCAGACAAAGAAGACGCAGTCGGTGACGAGCTTTTGGTTTGGTATAAAGAAGTTGACGTGACTGGAAAAACTCAATATGAGGGACCAGCTCGTCTTTCTGGTATCGAAATCGGAGACGGTGAAGCGTCAGAGAATGAAAGTATTAAGTTTAAGGTCGTATGGACTCGTAAACCTAAGAAATCAACAGTAGTACCAGGATAATCTAAGGCGTGAATTATCACGCCTTTTTATTTTTGAAAAGGAGCATAAAAACATGGTAGTCATTAAAAAAGCTAGTAACATCATCCCTATTGATTTTGGAGAATTTCAGCTGGAATATTCAGCAAATGACAAGGGTGTCAAAGAACTTGACGCATTTCTTGATAATTTGAAGAAAGAATGGAAAAAAATGGAAAAACTTTCTGACACGGCAATCGTTAAGAGGGGTAAAGAAATCGTCGAGGACGGATGGACTCGTCTTTTTGGTGCTGAAGCATTTGAAAAAGTCTTCAAATTCGCAGATGAGGACTCGACGGTCGCATTTAATTATCTGATTCAGACTGTTCTTGGAATTATCAAAGATTACCGAGAACGCAACTCGGAAGATGCATTCAAGAAGTATCTAGCGTGATGCCATGTTAGATATTTCTAGAAAGCTAGTTGATGAGCTTGTTCTAGAAATTGAAGGCAAAGAACAGACTTTCCCTCTGCTCTTATCGTTCGATAGAGTTTTGAAAGTCTTTGAATTGTGGAAAGACGACGAAGTTTCAGACATTATGCGACCTTTCTTTGCGTTGAGGATCCTGACAGGTGTTTCTTTTGATTTTTTGACCGTAAACGAGGCCATGCAAGTAATATTGGCAATCTTTGAAGAACACATACAAAACGGCAAAAAGGAAGATGATGTCGAGTACGACCTGGCAGGTAATGTCATAAAGTCCTCGACGTCGTCAGAAACACCACAGAAAAGACTCTACAACGTGAAGCATGACGGAGCTTATATCTTTGCTTCTTTCATGCAAGCCTACAAAATCGACTTAATTGAAGAGATTGGAAAGTTGCACTGGAGAAAATTCAACGCATTGCTTGTCGGTTTGCCTGAAGGAACCAAATTTGTAGAAGTCGTGAAGATTCGCTCTTACGAACCACAAAAAGGCGACAGTCAGGAATACATCGAGAAGATGCGAGAATTACAAAAAGAATACCGTCTACCAGATGACGATGATGACGACGAACTGGAAGACGATGAATATGATTATTACGAATAGAAAGGAGGTATACAATGGCAGATGGGAAAGTTGTCATCCAGGTTGATATGGATGGCAATAAAGCACAGTCAGGTGTTGAACGTTTAAAAAGCATGATGGGTGGATTAGCTGAAAGCGGAGAGCGAGTAGGGTCGGTCTTTAAATCGGTTTTAGGCGCTAACATTGTCAGTGGTGCGCTGATTTCTGGGATTCAATCTCTTGGCAGTGCTATCAAGGGTGTATTTGCTACAGCTCTAGATGAGGGCGCCAAACTCCAACAATCATTTGGTGGTGTTGATACGCTCTATACGACTGCAGCTGAGTCTGTAAAGCAATATGCGAACGCTGCAGCCTCAGCTGGTATCTCTGCTAATACATACGCAGAGCAAGCTGTTTCTTTCGGTGCCAGCTTGAAGCAAGCGCTCGGTGGTGATGCTGTGAAGGCTGCACAAATGGCAGACAAGGCTATCATGGCCATGGCTGACAACTCAGCTAAGATGGGTACAGATATTGGTTCAATCCAACAAACGTTCCAGGGTTTCGCTAAGCAAAACTACACTATGTTAGATAACCTAAAGCTAGGTTATGGCGGTACCAAAGAAGAAATGCAACGACTTCTTAAAGATGCCAGCAAACTCGAAAAAGCAATGGGCAAGAAGTTTGATATCAACAACTTCGCGGATATCGTAGAAGCTATCGACCTAGTTCAACAAGAGTTGGGAGTGGCAGGAGTCGCAGCAGAAGAAGCACGAACCACTTTTAGTGGCTCGTTTGCAGCAATGAAGGCTTCAGCTTCTAACTTTTTGGCGAATTTGACGCTCGGAGAAGATATTGGACCGTCTTTAAAAGCGCTTATCTCTAGTACCTCAACGTTCCTTTTAGGCAATTTTTTGCCTATGGTTGGAAATATTATGAGACAACTTCCTCAAGCTATCGATACAGCCTTGGCAGAAGCTGGGCCAAAGATTGAACAAGGATTCAAATCGCTGTTTGCTTCGTTCGGAGTTGACGAGGGTGTTTTTGACGTAATCAAGAACGTCTATCAAGCATTTAAAGATTTGACGGATGCAGCTTTAGATCTTGCTATTAAGTTAGGCGATGCTATTCCTTGGGATATCGTAGGCGCAGCCACTGGGCACGTCGTGAACGCTATTTCAATGATTGTGAGCTGGATTTCAAAATTAACTCAATCAATTAGTGCAGATATCTGGAGAGGATTGATTGCAGGGATTGGAGGAGCTCTAGTCGCTTTCAAGACATTTAATTTCTTGAAGAGCTTTAATCCGTTTGGCTTATTTGCTAAAGGCGTCAAGGAAGGGGCAGACGAAGTTGTAAAAGGTGCAACGAGCTCGAAAAGCGCAATCGCTCAAATTTTCAAATCAATCTCAACCTTAATCAAAACAACAGGAACAGCAATCAAAACGGCTGCGACAGGAATTGGTGAAGGTATCAAAATTGCTCTTTCTGGTTTAGCACCAGTCATACGAGCATTTGGATTGGCTTTGAGAACGGCTGGGATTGGGAATATCCTTGCTCTTGGCGGAGCGATTGGTATTGCAGCAGTCGGAATCGGTGCTGGAGTGGCTATTATTGCGGCAGGCTTAAGTCTCATTGCTAGTCAAGGTGAAGGAGTGGCTACAATCATTAACGCAGTTGGGCAGGCATTTGCTACTGTTGCTACTGCAATCATCAGCACATTTGCCCAGGCTATTGTTACAGTTTCAGGAGTTCTTCCAAATGTAACAAGCGCCTTAGCTCAACTCTCTCCTCTTGTCGTTGCATTTGGTGAAGCTATGGGAGCGGCAGCTCCGTTTATCACAGCTCTTGGTGAAGCCATTTCAGGAATTGCAACAGCAGTGACTCCAATCGTCGAGATTATAAGTGATGCGTTCGTTTCAGTAGTTCAAATTATTGCTGATGCTATCGTTCAAATTGTCGAAGCGATAGCTCCATTTGCTCCAGCTATAACCGAAATGGTAGTTGCGATTGCTCCGTCAATTGCAGATATTGTTTCTTCATTTAGTAGCATGTTCTCTCAGATTAGCCTTATCATTGATAGCTTGTCTAACCTCTTGAAAACGTTTGGAGAACAAGTGAGCTCTATCTTGAAAAGTGCTGGTAGTGTAGTTGAGTCCTTTGGCTCTGCCATTCGTAATGTGCTTGACGGTGTAGCTGGTATCTTTGATAGTATCGGTAACGCCGCCTTAAACGCAGGCCTTGGAGTCAAATACATGGCTGAAGGGATTTCGATGCTCACTGAATTAGGGTTGCTAGATTTAGCCGGAACATTGGCAACAGTGGCAACAGGATTGACAGCTATTGCCAATTCTGGCATTGCTTCAGCAGGTCCTGGATTGCAACAAGCAGGGACTGGGTTGAGTTTGATAGCTATATCAGCTCAACTTGCAAGTGTAGCCTTGCAATCACTACCTACAGCCTTATCATCACTAAGCACTAACCTTAGCACATTGCCAGAAACACTGACAAGCGCTGGAACTTCGATGAGCACGTTTGCTACATCAGTCATGGCTTCATTTGCAAGCTTGTCTGGTTCTGTATCTGGAGTAATGGCGCTTCAGACAGGCTTGGTGGCTCTAGCTAACGCTATGATGATGGCTCAAAGTGGGGCTTCAGCAATGTCTTCTACTCTAACGATGATTAACGCTTCAGCTTCATCAGCTACATCGGCCATTTCTCAGCTTGCTTCAGGTATGGCTTCAGCAATGACTCAGGCCGTGTCATCAGTTCAGTCAAACATGGCATTGATTGTGACTGTAATTTTGCAGTCGTCAATTCAGATGACGCAAGCAGGCCAACAGGCAGGCCGTGGGGTTTCTGAAGGGATAACAAATGGTATCCGTTCAGGAGTCGGCTCGGCGACATCAGCAATGTCATCCATGGTCAACTCTATCCAGTCTACAGGAATGAGAGGCGTCTCTACTATGCGCTATGTAGGTGACATGATTGGTCAAGGTTTAGCACAAGGTATGTACTCAGCGCTTGGAGCTGTCACGGCTGCTGCTAATGCTCTTGTCGCTCAAGCTGAAAGAGCCGCACAGGCCAAGGCTAAGATTAACAGTCCATCACGCCGTTTTAGAGACAACGTCGGACGTTTCATTTCTCAAGGGGTGGCAGTCGGTATCTTGGCAGATGCTCACAAGGTAGATGATGCCATGGGCGATGTATTCGACCAAATCAAAGCCTTTAACTTTGCCCCTGAAGACATTCTTGGAGTAGGTCAGGCTAGCCTTACGAAGACACTTCAGGTCAAGTCAGACCTAGATCGTCAAATTAAAGCGAGCGTTAAGGTCGTACAAGAAAAATCTAACCGACTTGTCGAGCAAGCTCTAGAAGTTGCTGAGAAGGCAGTCAAACGGCCAGTCAGTCTGATGATGGAAAGTGGAGCTCTTGTCGGTCAAATCGGCCAAAAGATGACCGATTACCAAAACGACCAACTCATAATCGATAACATGATGAGAGGGATTATTTAATGGACACAGTTATCTATAACAATCATGACCTCTCTGAGGTTATAAAAATCAACGAAGTAATTCGTCCGGTAGGAAATGAAAGGGATGTCACAACAAATGACGCCCCTTTTTTGGGCGTAAACGTCCAAGAAGTAAGAACCGGACCTAAAAAAATCAAAGTTAAGTTTACCGTTCAGAAAAAAACGGCGAGGGATGCCGAATTGGCCAAGCACACCTTGGCTACAATCCTGAACACCAACAAGCCAGTTCGTATTGATATTTCAGACGAGCCTGACAAGTACTATATGGGACTTGTCATTGGCTCTGTGGATGTCGATAACGTAGCTAGATGGCTTCAAAAGGGCGAGTTTGAGATTCTTGTTCCTGACGGTGTCGCACATGGCACGACTTATAGGCGCTTTGATAACGGACAAGAGCAGCCTGACAAGGTTGTTTTTAATTTGGTCAATAATGGCAATGTCCCAGCTTTTCCTGTTGTAACAGTCAAAAACAACGCTGAGAATGGCTATATCGGTCTCGTCAATACCAGCGGAGCTCTTGAAGTTGGAGATAGGAAAGAGGCTGACGGTGAGACAGTCAAGCGCTCGGAGGTCTTGCTTGATTTTCGAGGTGACAAAATTGCTGACGGGTTTTCTAGAGCAGTGAAAAATAGCTCAGTAACCAATAGTAGATGGGAGAACATAACTGGGACATCTGAACTAGTCACAGTAGATGGCAAGAAACGTGTCAAATTGATAGAACAATCTGGAGGAACATATAATGTCAGCTACTCAACAGGGCTATCTTGGGAGATACCTGCTGACTCAACAGGGCAGAAAGGCTCTCTTAATGACCACATTTTTTGTAAATTAGTCTATCAGCTAGACTCAGTCGCTCAATGTGGTTTTATTAAGGTTGCCGTATCCGATGCTAGTGGTCAATTTCTGTATGGAATAGAAACCTATAAGCGCTATAATGGTCTATACTGTGGATTTAATGTCTTTGCGACTGACAACGCTAGTGGATACAACTTTTTAAAAACTTTGGATTTTGACTCATCAAGTGACGCGAATAAAAACCCTTTTGCGAAAACAAGAGGGCAGTTTGAAATCACGAGAAATGACGAGAGAATTCAGGTCTATTTCAACGGATCACATTATGATTTTTTCGTTCCTGAAATCAGAGGTAAAAAATCAGCTAAAATCCACGTTACGATAGGTGGCTTTCACGGAAAAGCAATCATCCCCCATCTATATCTTGATGAGTTGATGTATCGTAAGGATTTTGTGTCAGTTATCAACGACTTGCCAAACCGTTATCCAATAGGTTCAAATGTCATTCTTGACAGCGAAAACAACTCAGTCACAGTAGATGGAATTGAGAAAACTGTAGATGTTGTTCAGGGTTCAAAATTTTTGAGTATCCCTCCTGGGAATAGTCAACTTGAGGTCTATTGTTCAAGCTGGGTCAAAACTAAGCCTACTGTCAAAGTAGAATTTAAAGAAAGGTATCTATAACAATGTTATTGACAATACATGATTCAAATTTGCGAAAAGTGGCATTTGTGGACAATGAAAAGCAAGGAACATTAAACTATTTCAATGATACCTGGACAAGGTATTTAGAGACAGGCTCTAGTACCTTTGATTTCACTGTTTTTAAAAAAGCCATTATCTCAGACATCGGACAAAAAAGAGCCTATAACGCTCTAAATGAAAAGGCTTTTGTATCATTTCAATATAAAGGCAAGACTTATCTACATACTATCCGAAAAGTTGAAGAAAATGAGAAAGTTATCAAGTGTTACAGTATCAATCTAAACCTTGAACTAATAAATGAGTACGCTAACCCTTACAAGTCCTCTAAAGCTATGAGCTTTAAGGAATTTTGTGAGGAGATGGACTTGCTCAACTATACTTTCTTAAAGATTGGTATCAATGAGATTTCAGATAAAAAGATTTCTGCTGAGTGGGAGGGTACAGATACCAAGCTAAATAGACTATTAAGTCTAGCTAAGAAGTTTGGCGCTGAAATTGAATTTGACACCCGCCTCAACGATGACAGCTCTATCAAGTCATTTATGGTCAATGTCTATCATGAGCATGATGACAACCATCAAGGTGTAGGACAAGTCAGCTCAATAGTTTTAGAGTATGGCAAAAACCTCAAGACAATCACTAGGAGGATTGACAAGACAGGGATTTATAACTCAGTCAAACCCACAGGCAAGGATGAGCATGGAAACGTAATTGACATTAGCGGTCTTGGAGCCTGGTCAGTCAATAATGCCAAAGGAGAGCGTGAATTTTATCAAATAGGTGCTTATCTTGTCGCACCTATATCAATGCAGATGTATCCATCTACATTCACACACTCAACAGGTACTCTAGACCAGTATATTCGTAAAGATATGACTGTAGAGAGTTCAAATCCTGAGGTCATCCGCTCAATGGCCTATCGTGAACTTAAAAAGAACTGTTATCCAGCGGTCACTTATGAGGCTGAGGGCTTTGCAGATTTGGAAATAGGAGACACGGTAAAAGTCTATGATGACGGCTTTAGCCCTACTCTTTTACTTGAGATGAGGGTGTCTGAGCAAGTCATCAGCTTTACCAATCCTAGAAACAATAAAACGACTTTTTCAAATGCCAAGGCGCTTGAGAATAGGCTATCTCAGGGCATTCAGCAACAACTAGACAGGATGATAGAGGAGGCTAAGCCTTACACTATCAAGCTAGCTACTGATAATGGTATAGCCTTTAAAAATGGTCAAGGTCAGACGATTGTGACTCCTACCTTAATGCGAGGGAACAAAGTCAGCAACAGCGGATGGCGTTGGGTCGTTGATGGTGTAATTAAAGCCACAAGCCCTAGTTATATTGTCCGAGCCTCGGACATCAATCAAAAAATGGTATTGACGGTTTCGGCTTGGATTGATAACAAAGAGGTAGCGTCTGAGCAGTTGACTCTTATCAATACGTCTGATGGTCTCCAAGGTCAAAAAGGGGACGCAGGACCGAAAGGAGATCCTGGTCCTAAAGGTGACCGAGGAGAGAAAGGAGACCGTGGGGAACGTGGGCTACAAGGACTCCAAGGCTTACAGGGTCCAAAAGGTGACCAAGGTATCCCTGGACCTAAAGGAGCTGACGGCCGTACACAGTACACGCATATGGCCTATGCTGATAATGCAACAGGTAGTGGATTCAGTCAAACAAACACAGACAAAGCCTTTGTTGGGGTGTACATTGACTTTAATCCAACAGATAGCAGAAATCCTGCTGACTATCGCTGGACGAGATGGAAAGGTCGTGATGGCGCCGATGGACTACCAGGTAAAGCTGGAGCAGATGGAAGAACACCGTATGTTCACTTTGCTTATTCTGACAATGCGGATGGTTCTGGTTTAACAATGACAGATAACGGGCAGCGTTATTTTGGTCATTATTCAGATTATGAGAAACCTGATAGCGCAGATAAAACTATGTACAAGTGGGCTGATCGTTGGGCTAAAATTGAGGTTGGTGGAAGAAATCTCTTTCTTAATTCACTATTCAAACGTAGTCTAAGAGAGCGATACTCAACTTACTTTTTAGATGATAGTCAGGAGCAAACACAAGGACAGCTTACCTTAAGCATAGATACTAATAGCAAATTCAGAGGAGCTAATACTTTGAAAATTGTATCTACTTATAACGGTAAGGCGACTAATCAAAAAGTTATGTTTAGAACCGGTGGGGATACACGTTTGGGCACCGCTGACGAGATGAAAAATAAATCTGTTCGTTTCAGTTTTTGGGCAAAATCTACTGTCAATAATACGAATTTTCAAGCTAGAGCAGGGTATAGAAATACTATGCAAGGTGTCTCGCTCACTACGGATTGGAAATTTTATGACATCGAGTTGACGAAAAAAGAAAATTCCAATGCAAGTAATGAGCTGATTTTACATGTTTTTACTGCTGCTACTGTTTGGATTGCCTTTCCAAAAGTAGAGGTAGGAACAGTCTCTACAGACTTTTCAGAAGCTCCCGAAGATGTTCAGAGGGATATAGACTCTAAAGCCGACCAAGGGCTAACTCAAGAACAGCTCAACGCTCTCAACGAGAAAGCTGGAATTATCCAGGCTGAACTTGAGGCCAAGGCTAGCGCTGATACGCTTGACAACTGGATAAAGGCTTATAAGGACTTTGTCCAGTCTAACGAGACAGCAAGGGCGCAAGCTGAGAAAGATTTGATTTCAGCTAGTCAGCGTGTTTCTAATATCGCTAAGAATCTTGGAGAATTATCTGACCGATGGAATTTCATTGATACTTACATGAGTTCGTCAAATGAGGGCCTTGTCATTGGTAAGAATGACGGTAGCTCTAGCATGATGTTTAACCCAAACGGACGAATTTCAATGTTTAGCGCTGGTGTAGAGGTTATGTACATCAGTCAAGGAGTAATCCACATTGAAAACGGGATTTTCTCTAAAACTATCCAAATTGGACGTTTTAGAGAGGAACAGTATCATATCAACCCTGACATGAATGTCATCAGGTATGTAGGTTAAAAGGAGGAAAAAATGGCCAAGTTTAGTAATTCAAGTGGGAGCTTGTATCTCAATGTCTATGTAGATCAGGGCTCTCAGAGTATCACAGCTAACACCTCAACCGTTAACTGGCGGATGACAGTTAGTAGGACAGGCGCCTATTACACTTATAACCATCAAGGAGACAGTATGTTGTCTCTCAATTTAGACGGCAGTAATGTGCATTACAGCTACCCGACGTGGGAGACATCAGGCGAGGAGTACACTCTTGCTAGTGGCTCAAGCACAATCAGCCACAATGCAGACGGGACTAAAACGCTCCCTATTTCTTGTACGTTCAATCCTAATAATGGCTTGCATGGAACTATCACAGTATCAGCAAGCCTTAGCCTGACGACTATACCACGCTCTAGCTCTGTAAGCGTGAGCGCTGGAGTTATTGGTAGTTCGGTTACTATCAATATTAACCGTCAAAGTTCAAGCTTCAAGCATACGGTGCGCTATTCATGGGCAGGTAAGTCAGGGACGATTGCAACGAATGTAGACACATCCACCAGATGGACGATACCTCTTGACTTCGCAAACGACATCCCCAACTCAGCGAGTGGGACAGGGACTATCTACGTTGATACGTATTCAGGCTCTACCAAGACAGGCACACAGTCAGCCCCATTCACGGCAAGCGTGCCAGATAATCTCAAGCCTACATTTTCAGGTATCACATTGTCAGATTTGAACTCTGCAGCACAGAACCTTATCCCAAGCGGTAACATGTTCATTCAGGTAATCTCTAACATCAAAGTAGCGTTTAATGGTGCAGTTGGTTCTTACGGCTCATCCATCACTGGATACTATGCTGAGATTGTCGGCAAGAACCAATCCACAAGTTCAAACGGTGGAAGTCTGGGTATTATGAATTATCACGGAGCTATCAAAATCAGAGCAAGAGTCTCTGATAGCCGTGGCAGATGGTCAGATACTAGAGAGGTATCTGTAACAGTGCTTGAGTATTTTGCTCCTGCTCTTAGCTTTAGCATTGTAAGAACAGGTTCAACATCTAGCACATTGACGGTCACAAGAAATGCCAAGATTGCACCTCTGACAGTATCAGGGAGTCAAAAGAACTCAATGAGCTTGACTTTCAAAGTTGCAAGACTTGGTACTACTAATTTTCAAGCGGATACAGGACAAGCTACTGGAGCATGGACAAGTATCTCAAGTCTAGTCAATTCACAAGCTAATCTTGCAGGTAATTATCTAGCTAATCAGTCATGGGTTGTCATAGGCACGTTAGAGGACAAATTCACACGGTCTGATTTCATGGTCAACGCGGCCACAGAGAGCGTAGTCTTGTCTTATGACAGGTCAGGAGTTGGGGTCAACAAAATTCGTGAGCAGGGCGCTCTTGATGTCAAGGGCAACATCTACGCAGACAACAAGCCCATTCAGCAACATCAGTTGACAAAAAATGGAGGAAACTCCTTGAGCGCTGAAATTGATTGGAACAACTACACAGATTCAGGTCAATACATGGGTTATAATCTATCAAACTCTCCTCAAGGGGGCAATGGTTGGAAACATGTGCAGGTCTTTAAATACAATGATAACTGGGTAGTGCAAGTAGCTTATGATTTCGGAGGCGAGATAGGAGCAATCCGTGCGAAAGTAAATGGAACATGGAGGCCTTGGAAGTATCTTGCTACGAAAGATGATGTTCAAAAATACACTCAAGGTACACCTTGGCAGAATCTTCCTCTACAAAATGGGTGGCAACATCATCAACAGTACAATAATGTACAATATTCTAAGTCGTTCGATGGAGTGGTGTATTTGCGTGGAGTTGGGGCGAAAGGGAAGACAGCTTATGGAACGGTTATAGCTCAATTACCAGTGGGATTTAGACCGTTACATTCAACTTATGTTTTTGCAATTAACGACGATTTTTCAGTTGCGGCTTTATGCATTTTAACGTCGGGAGAAATAGTTGTAAGAAAGAACGTTGACGCTACTTGGCTTAACTTTGACAACGTATCTTTCAAAATTTAAAAAGGAGAAAGTATGAAATTAGAATATGGGACAAAGTCCTTGGAATATGACGGTAGCGGAACAGCAACCGCTACAAAGGTCACGCTAGTCAATGCAGATGGTGCTATCGTACCAATTCTCTTACCAGCTGATAAAATCAGCTTGTCTAACACTGAGCTTTTCGAGCTCGCCCTGGAAGCTCTTTATCAAGAGAATTTTCCAAACCGTGCTGAAAACGAAAAATTCAACAAGGTAAATGAGCAAATTCAGAAAAACAAAGAGATGACCGCTAAGATGGAGCAGGCTACTACTGAAAACAAGGAAAACCTTGACACAGTCTCAGCTATCACTGAGGTTCTCATCGCTTTGGCTATTTCTCAAAACGGGGGCATGCCTACCAACGCCTATGGCAAGGTGGCAGCATTTGTTAAGCCACTAGTCAAGAGTACACGCTACTCAAATGGAGACATCATTGCCATGCCTTATCCGTTTGAAAACAATGCCAAATGGCCAAGTGGAACCAAGACTATCTTTAAGTTCCAGATGCAGGCTAATGAGGGCTATACATACAAGGACCAGGCTCTTGCTGAGATGCTTCAGCAAGGTGTGCTTACTGTGGTCATGCCTCGTATCGATTAGACAAGGGGGAGGGTATGACATGGGTTGAAATCTTTGAAAAAATGATACACGCTATCGCTCAACTTGCCCCTACTATCGGAGTCATCGCCACTGGTTGGTTTGGTATGCGTGCTAGTAAGTCAGGAAACTTGAATAAACAACAATTTCATGAGTTGAAAGACGAGCTAGGCACTATCCAAACGTCAGTAAACGACATCCGAGTAGTGGGAGAGGATAATAATAAAAAAATCAGCGAGGTTAACGATAAGCTAGTAGTCCATGATGAGGCTCATCTAGTCACAATGTATCTGAGACTTGAAAGAGACATGACTACGGCAATCAATCGTGGATATACAACAGTCCATGAGTCTGACATCGTGCATAAAATGCACTCAAGCTACAAGAAGTTAGGAGGCAACGGATACATCGATAGCCTCTACAATAAATATGTAAATCTAGAAGTGAGGAATTAACATGAAAATTAACTGGAAACTTAGACTACAAAACAAAGTAACGCTTATCGCTCTATTGGGTGCGGTATTCCTTATGGTGCAACAATTCGGACTTGAAATCCCAAAGAACATTCAAGACGGTGTAAACACATTTGTCTATATTCTTGTGTTGCTTGGAGTGGTTAATGATCCAACGACAAGTGGTATCACTGACAGCAAGCAAGCGCTTGAGTATGAAGCGCCGAAAGGAGATGATGCAAATGTCTAAGAAACAAGAAATGATTCAATTCTTTATTGATAAAGCGAACAGTGGCGATGGAGTGGACAATGATGGAGCCTATGGTTTCCAATGTGCCGACGTGCCTTGTTTTGGAATACGTAATTGGTACGGAATCAGTCTTTGGGGGAACGCTATTGACTTACTTGAGTCAGCTGAGAACCAAGGCTTGCAAGTCGTCTATGGCGCTCAATATCCAAAAGCTGGCTGGTTCTTCGTCAAGAACTTCGTTGCAGGTGATGGAGTGAATTACGGTCACACTGGTCTTGTCTATGAAGATTCAGATGGGGATACAATCAAGACCATTGAGCAGAATATTGATGGGAACCCAGATTATCTAGAAGTTGGTGGTCCTTGTCGCTACAATGAGCGCTCTGTTGATTCGATTGTGGGCTACATCGTGCCACCTGATGAGGAGGAGGATGAAGTAAGTGTTGTACCATCTGAGTTTGAGGAAGAAGATGGCACATTTACGGTTGGAGATGATGCAATCAATGTCAGACGTTCTCCTGACACTTCTGGAGAAGTCGTGGCAGTTTATGAGTCAGGCGAAACCGTCCGTTACGACTCTAAAGGTTCAGCTAACGGCTATCGTTGGATCAGTTTCATTGGCGCCTCTGGGAATCGAAACTACATGGCAATCGGACAAACTGACGAGGCAGGGAACCGCATCACCCTATGGGGTACTGTGAACTAAAATAAATTTACTAGAAAGCAAAATAGATTACACTAAAACCGCAGGCATTTGCTTGCGGTTTTTTTGTTTGCTCTGAAATTGACTTGTTGACATCAACAAATAGCTTTATAAAGCGCTTGGTTGCCAATTTTGTTGAGGTTAACAAAATTAGAGTTTAGTATTTCTATTTTGCAAAAACAGGCATTTTGAACGATTAGAAACAGAAATCACAATCCTATTGTTCAAAAAAGCGTTTTCTTGAAGAATAGGAAGAGGAAATCGTGGTGTATTATTGTCAAAAACGTTATTTTGTCAATAATAGTTCAATTTATTATTTAATTATTGTCAAAAACGGTGTTTTGTCAAAAATAAAAACAGTGACCGAAATCACTGCTTATTAGTTGTAGCAAATTCATAAAGTTTTTCCGCCGTGAGAAGTGCCATTTTGTCCATACTTGTTTTTCCTTTTCTGAGGTCAGAAACGGTAGTCCATGGAACTCCAGCGCCTTGCGAAATAGCAGATGTAGACATCGAACTGTCTAACAATTCTTGAATAACTTTTCTCATTTTATTTGTCCTTTTTGTTTTTTAGATAAATGTATATATTAATTGCAATTATAAAAATAGCTATTGCACTAACCATTGCATTTCCTCTTTCCATTTGATAAAATAGAGGTGTGAGGGGCTTTCGCCCCAACCTCTTAGCGTTTACCTTTTTCTTTTGCGGGATTTCGGTTTACGCTTTTTGTTTTGCCTTGCGACCGTTATTGCGGTCACTAGACTTGCGATAGCAGTTACTGTTTCAGGAATATTGTCTATTGCCTTTTCAAGTAACCTAAGCCAATCTTCTTTGTTCAACTTCATCACCCCCTTTCCTTATCTTGATTATATTATATCACGGCACACCGAGAAAGTCAAGAGTCTTATTGAAGTTTTTTTATTTTATTTTTTTAAAAAAACCGTGAGTAATCACGGTTTTCTATTTGTAAACTATTGAACTTTAAATTAAAACCTTCTCAACTATACGGGCAAATATGAGTATGAAAATGAATACGATGATGAATACGATTTAAAAAAATGATAGCAATTAATGGAAATGATTTCAAAGAAAAATAAGTAAAAACTCAACTATCGAAAAACACTGATAACTATTTGTAAACGTTTTTCACTTATACCATAGTTCGTGACAGTTACAGCTTTTTTTGATAAAATCATACAGTATGCCCTTGGGCACAAAGTATGAACTGGGACTGTTTTTCCCAGCTTCGGAGGTAAAAA